ATGAAAACTATGATAACATAAATGTTTTTACGACAGCGCTTGGTAAAAAACCGCATCCGAGAAGAGCTTATATAACCACTAACGGTGAGGTGCGTGACGGGCCGTTGGATCATCTCCTTGAAAGGTGTCTCGGGATACTGGAGAAGGGCGATGCAGACAATGGAATGCTTCCGTTCATATGCCGTCTGGATGAAAAAGAGGAAGTTCATAACTTTAATATGTGGGAGAAGGCTAATCCCTCATTAAGATATAGGCCTGATCTTAGAGAAGAGATGGAAAAGGAATATAGGGATTGGTTAGTCAATCCCTTTTTCTTTACCGATTTTATGAAAAAGCGAATGAACATGCCCGGCGGTAAAAAAGAAGAACAGGTAACATCGTGGGAGCTAATAAAGGCTTCGTGTAGTCCGGTTCCTAAAGAAAGATTGCGCGGAAGGAGCGCAGTTGCGGGCATTGACTATGCCATGATTAGCGACTTTGCCAGTGCGGGAATATTATTGCGTGAAGGAGATAAGCGTTATTGGATTACTCACTCATGGTTATGTGAGCAGTCGAAAGATATCCCGCGCCTTAAATGCCCTTACAAAGACTGGGCTAGGCAAGGCTTTTTAACTCTAGTATCGGATGTAGAAATTCATCCGGACTATATAACTGAATGGATAATGAAGCAGGCATTGCAGTTTAATATTACAAAGCTTGCAATGGACCATCACAGATTTGCTTTGCTTGCAAAATCTTTGGCGGGGGCAGGATATGACCCGAAGGGAGAAAAAAACCTAAAGCTTGTAAGACCCTCAGACATAATGATGGTCGCTCCGGTAATAGACAGCTGCTTTAATAATGAGTTGTTTGCTTGGGGTGATAACCCGGTTATGCGCTGGGCAGTAAATAATACTAAAAAAATACGTTCGGGAGTGAGAACAGGAAATGACACGGGTAATTATGTGTACGGAAAAATAGAAGCTAAAAGCAGAAAGACAGACCCGTTTCTTGCGCTTGTAGCAGCTATGACTATAGAAGGTGAAATTGAAGAGGAGGCGGGAGCTTTTGAAGATATACCAGTTATCACCGCTTAGAGAGAAGGTGAATCATGAGTCTGGGTAGTTCTATTATCAGCTGGCTTGCAGACAAGCTCGGCACTCCTGTACCAGTAAGTTATAACGGTGATTTGATAGGAGAATACGAAGAGCTGATAGGAAATATTTATATTAGAGAATTAGCATTTTGGAATGCGGTAAATATTTTATCAAATGCAATATCAAAATGTGAGTTTGAAACGTATGTAAATAATAAAAAAGTGAAAGGACCTGAATACTTTCTATGGAACTATGAACCAAACAAAAACCAAAACTCGAGTGCTTTTATACATAAGCTTATAGCAAAACTTTGCAGAGAAAACGAATGCCTGGTAGTAGAGCAGGGCAGCCAGCTACTTATTGCTGATAGCTTTACCAAAGCGGAAAGCACAATTAATGGTGATACTTTCAGTCAAGTCATAGTAGGTGATTTTACTTTTCAGAGAGACCTCAATCAATCCGAAGTTCTTTATTTTAAGTTGGCAGAACAAAACATAAAAAAGGTAGTGAACGGAATATATGACAGCTATTCGGAACTAATAACGTATACAGTCAAGTCATATAAGCGGTCAAAAGGAATCAAGGGAATTTTCAAATATAATGCGCTCCCTGTAAAGGGCTCTGAGGAGCGCAAAGCATTTGATGATTTGATAAATAAAAAAATCAAAGATTGGTTATTATCTGATGCCGCTGCTTTACCTTTGGGTAAAAATGCGGAGTGGAAGGAGCTTGAATATCAAACAGGCAAGGGAGACTCGACACGGGATATAAGGGCAATGATTGATGATATCTCCGATTTTACAGCCAGAGGGTTTGGCATACCTCCGGCGCTTATGAAGGGGGATGTGGCAGACACTTCAAAGACAATAGATCAGCTTTTAACATTTAGCGTGGATCCTTTAGCCGATAACATCCAGGAAGAGATTACGCGAAAGCGTTACGGCTATAAAGAGTTTTCAAAAGGAAATTATCTGCGGGTAGATACGAAGTCTATAAAACATATTGACCTTTTGAGTGTAGCAACAGCGATAGACAAACTCATAGGCAGCGGTGCTTTCTGCATAGACGATATATTGGAAGCATTAGGCGAGCAGCCAAAAGGCGAGGACTGGTCACAGCAGCACTTCATAACTAAGAATTATGAACTTGTTGAGGAGGCATTAAAAAATCTGGAAGGAGGTAATAAGGCTTGAAACAAAAGATGATGAAGTTTGAGTTTAAGCAGCAGATGGAGCGCCCGGATACACTTGAGCTATATATTTATAGTGAAGTGATACCTGACAGCTATAACTGGTGGACTGACGAAACTGAAGAAAGCGAAACTTCAGCTAATTTCTTCAGAAAGAAGCTGGCAGAATATAAGGATGTGAAATACATCAACCTTTATATAAATAGTGAAGGTGGATATGTCAAGGAAGGCTATGGTATATATGCACAGCTCAAAAGACATACCGCAGTTAAAACGGTTTATATCGATGGTTTTGCAAATTCTGTTGCTTCTATTATTGCAATGTGCGGAGACAAAATTATTATGTGTGTTAATAGTGTAATGGGTATACATAATATGATGGGTTGGTGTTTTGGAAATGCAGCAGAACACAGGCAAGTAGCTGATAACTTAGACAGTATGATGGAAGGAAACAGACAGCTTTATCTTGAAAGGGCAAACGGGAAAATAACACTTGAAAAGCTTATTGAACTATTGGATAAAGAAACCACATTAACTGCAACTGAATGTTTGCAATACGGTTTTTGTGATGAAATTGCAGAAACAGTTTCAAATCCAGAGGCAGTAAAACAATCGCTGAAGAATCTAAACGAGACTATGGAGGCACAGATAAAATACTTCCAGTCACTGAAGCAAACATTTCATGAAGCTATGCAGTTGGCAAAACCGGCAGTTCAAGAACCACAGCAGCAGAACACAAGCGAGCCACTCGAGACAGGCGGAATAGAACCGCAGCAGACAACGGAAGCGGATCCGCCTCCACCGACTGAACCTAAAGTATCAGACTTTTTGATGCAGATGTTTAAAAGCTAACATCAAACAAAAAAATAAAACTTAACGGCTACAGGCCGTTTTTATTTTACCTAAAAAGGAGATGAAGTAATTGTTAAACCTTGACGCAATCAAGCAGAAAAAAGAAGAAATGGCCAACAAAGTATTACAGGCAACCAAAGACAACAATCCCGAAGGATTTGCGGAAGCATTTACCCAGTATACAGACCTTCTGCAAGAGATGGTAATGGCAGAAGCAAAAGGATTGATTCAATCTTTTGACAAAGAAGTTTTGATGGGGCGTGGCGTAAGAACGCTTACATCGCAGGAAACGCAGTATTACGAGAATGTAATAGAGGCGATGAAGTCCGGCAATCCTAAGCAGGCACTTTCCACAATCGACGAGGCTTTGCCTACAACCGTTATAGATTCCATCATGGAAGATATAGTGGAAGAGCATCCGCTACTAGATGAAATAAGCTTCCAGAACACAGGTATACTGACGGAGATAATAGTATCCACACTGGATGGCCGCTTCAAAGGTGTATGGGGAGCGCTTAATTCTGAAATAACGAAAGAGCTTGCTGCGGGGCTTACGAAAATCGAGCTCGCAAAGAAAAAACTTTCTGCCTTCATACCGATAAGCAAGCCTATGCTTGAAATAGGGCCCGTGTGGATAGACCGCTATGTGCGTGCTATATTGCTCGAAGCCATAAATAATGGATTGGAAGATAGCATAATAAACGGTACTGGCGTTGACCAGCCAATCGGAATGACTAAAGACCCAAATGGTCTTTTCCATGCGACGGAGGGATATCCTGACCTTACTCCAGTACCACTTACAGAAGTTACACCGGCAACATATGGTGCCGTAATAGGTGGTATGGCTGAAGGAAGGAATGGATTATATAGAATTATATCCGAAGTTCTTCTGATTTGTAACCCGGTGGATTACTATACCAAAGTAATGCCTGCGGTTATGTTTCAAATGGCGGACGGTACCTGGGTAAGCCGCTGGCCTTTCCCAACTAAAGTTATACAGTCGGTATATGTTGAGTCCGGAAAAGCTGTAATAGGTATCGGTAAAAGATACTTCTTTGGTCTGGGCACTGCTAAGGAGGGTAAGATTGAGTATTCGGATGAGTACGCTTTCCTAGATGATGATAGGTATTATCTCACCAAGCTTTACGGAGAAGGCAAGCCTTTGGATAATACATCATTCAAGGTGCTGGATATTTCAGCACTTAAACCGGTTGACCTTCGCGTGCTTGTTGCAAACTGGCCGGATGATTCTGACCCGGTGGAAGTAAATAATGTTTCGGATGCAAGGCTATATTCATTGGCTATCGGCGCATTGACGCTTTCGCCCACATTTGATAGAGATGTAAACTCCTATACTGCGGCGACTACAAACGCAACCAATGCAATAAATGTAACGCCTTTGAATGCGGACGCTACTGTCGAGATACTTAACGGAGCTACACCTGTGGCCAACGGCGACCCGGCGACTTGGGCGGAAGGCGAGAATACAGTTACTATAACTGTTACAATCAATGGCCAGTCCGAAGTTTACACAGTGGTGGTAACTAAGTCTTAATTAAATAAACAGACATGAGGCGCGGAATACTCCGCGCCTTTAATAAGTAGGTGAGAAGATGGCTTTACCCGATGGGCTTTTAGATGCAGTAAAAAATTATCTCAATATTACATGGACGGATACGGATACCGATACAAATCTTGAGGGCATTATCGCCCGTGGAATGTCACGCCTTAACGAGCTGACAGGTAATGATGCGTTGGATTACACAGTTGAGGGGCAGCCCCGGGCTTTACTTTTTGAATACTGCAGGTATACGCGCTCGGGCGGATTGGCTGACTTTGAGACAAACTACGAGCCGGAAATTACTCACCTGCAAAACATGGAAGAGGTGAGGGCTTATATCGCAGAAAGTACAGACGTTTAATGACGGCATAGTCAAACTTTATAAAGTAGAAAACACTGCGGCAGATGGCGACATGCCAAAGGATGGAATTGTTTTGATATATGAAAATATAAGGTTTCATAAGCGTACTGTCGGCCTGCAAAGGTACTGGACGGCAATGCAGAACAATGTCCAAATAGATAAGCTTATCCGTATACCGAAAGTCAGTGAGGATATAAGGCCCGGACTTGTAGCTGTAATAAATGGAGACACTGAAAGACAGTACGAGATTAAGCAGGTACAGGAACCGGAGGAGGTTTATCCATATGTGCTGGATCTATCTCTAGAAAGATTGGAGCATACCTATGGTACTGTCTGATATTAGGGATGCCCTGCTTACAGTAGGCTGTCCCGTGTTTCATTTTGAATCCTAAGGTGATAACGACAAGTATATTGTTTGGGCGGAGGATAGCGAGGGCGATACACCGTATGCAGACAATCAGCCTACCAATACAGTATTGGAAGGAACGGTTGATTACTTTACAAAAGAGGAATATGACACAAATAAGGACAAAGTCGTAAAGTCGTTAAGGGGGATAGGTTGCAGTTGCAGATTGAACTCTATACAACACGAAAACGACACAGAATACATTCACTATGAATGGGTTTGGCAGGCGATAATAAATGGCTAGAATGGCATTTAAGGCGGGAGATGAATATGCGCTGAAGCTTTCAAGGCTAGACTCGGGTTCTGAGAAGATAGCAAAAAAAGCTATATATGAATCCGCTGAGATTTTAGCTGATGGAATAAGAGCGGCAGCAGATAAAAAACTATCTGATGAAGCGACTGGTCAAATGATGGAGTCTTACGGAATCAGTGAAATTGACATGGACAAGCACGGATACTGGAATACTAAGATTGGCTTTGACGGGTATGATGATAAAGGAGTGCCGAACCAATTAAAAGCCAGAGTGTTTGAAAGCGGATCGAGTAAACAAAAGAAAAGACCTTTTATTCGGCCTACTGTAAATAGGCTAAAAGGGCAGGCACAAAAGCGGATGGAACAAGTGGTGGATGAAGAAATCAAGAAAGTAATGAAATAAGGAGATTCATATGGATGAAAAATATAATGAGTTTATAGGTGTCGATAGTCTATATAGGGCGCGCGTTACAAAAGATGACGAGGATAATTATACCGTCGGTACTCCAGAGTTTCTTGCACCTGTGGGAGAAGTAACAGGAGCAGCTACTATGGAGGCTCAGAAAACCTATTATGATAATAAGATTGGCAGCCACCGGGTGTCGGAAGGAGTAACAGAACTTAATCTAACAGTACCAAATTTACCACCTGATTTTGCTGCTGAATTATCCGGAAAGTATTACAATTCTGCAAATGGAAGGGTTTACGACTCCGGAAATCCTAACGCACCCGATTATGCATTAGGGTTTAGGTACGACATGGGTGACGGCAACTATAGGTATTTCTGGTACTACAAAGGTAAGTTTGTACTCGGTTCTGAAGATGCTAAAAGCAGAGAAGAGACCTATGAGTTTAAAACCCAACAAATCAAATTCCTTGCAGTAAGAACTAATCATAAGTGGATGATTGACGGAAAGCTGCAACAGCAAAAGCGACACTATGGAGATTCTGTCAATCCTGCGTTTGATGAAACCGGATGGTTTACACAGGTGCAAACTCCTGATGTGATCGGTGCGCCGGATGCTTTGTCTATGTCAAGTGTGCTGCCGGCTGATGATGCAACGGATGTGGCCGTAACCGCAGAGCCTAAAGTGACATTCAACAACGCGATAAAAGATGAAGCTATCCAGATAGTAAAGGCGTCGGATGGTTCCGTGGTACCTACAATGAAAGTATGGAACACGGCAAAGACAGAAGTAACACTGCAGCACGCTGTAGAATTCAGTAATGATGAAGTCTATCTGATAGTAATATCAGGCGTAAAGGATGTTTATGGGCAGGCTCTGGCAGCGGATGTGTCTAACTTTACAACTATAGCTTTATAAGTGGATTTAACACATAAGGGCGGATATACCGCCCTTTTTTAAAGGAGAAAAAATGGCAAGTGTATATACGATAGAGATAAACGACAAGAGGTATACGCAGGTGCGTATACTGGCTTATCTGGCAAGGAGTGCTATAGCACTCAACAGGGAGACACTCGACTTTGCAAAACAAGCACAGGAAATACAAAAAAGCGATGTTGGGGTGGAGGACGTCGAGCAAATCACGGAAAGGATATCAGAACTAAACGATAGAAAATCCAACTTAGTTTGTGAGGTTTTCGAGAATAAGTTCACGGTTGATGAACTTGAACGGAATTACAGCGTTGCAGAAATTACGGAGCTTGTACAAAAGATAGTTTCCGGAATAGGCGGAACTTTAACAAAAAACTTAAAGGGGGCACAGGAGGAAGTGCCCGAGTAAATCAAACACCGGAAGATTCGATGATGGGACTTTACTCGTCATTAGTTAATAACTTTGGATGGAGCCTGCGAGATATCGACAATACTTATCTCGATACACTGATTGACTTTATTTATTACAAAGACAATGACCCAAACACAAAAGTTATAAACGGCAAAACATATCACAGAGCAAAGGGTGTACCGTCGTGGCTATGAAGGATATTAAATGCCCTAATTGCGGCAAGCCATTGCTAAAAGCAGAGAATGGGATAGTCGAAATAAAGTGCCCTAGAAAGGGAAACCGCAAGGGATGCGGTAAAACATTTAGATTTGAAATCACAAACAAGAGCGTAAAGCACACGATGATTCGGGAGTAGCGTCACGCCTGTTTTTTAAAGGCGGGTGAATGACGTGGCAGCACGATATGATATAGGTCCTAAAATCGGAATAGACGGCGAGAAGGAATTTAGGGCCGCTATAAGAAGCTCATATAATGCTTTGCGTACTCTCGGAACAGAGCTACAGGTAGCAAGTTCCGAGTTTGATAAAAACGACAAAAGCCAAAAGAACCTCACCGCGCAAAATAAAATACTCAATAAGCAGATTAAACAGCAGGAAGAGTTACTGGTTACCTTAAATAAGGGGCTGGAAGAATCAAAAAACAAGCTTGGAGAAAACCACGAACATACCGAGAAGTGGCAGCAGTCTGTAAACAGGCAAACTGCGAAGCTGAATAAGCTTAAGCAGGAAGTAAAAAGTAATAATACTGCCATGTCTGAAGGAGCATTGGGAGCTCTCGGACTTAAAAAAAATATTGATAAAGTCGGAGATAGTGCAAGCAGTAACGGTGGCAAGCTTAAAGCCTTTGGAAAAGTAGCGGCGGGAATAGGCAAAGTCGCACTTAAAACTATGGCCGCTATAAAGACTGGGGCCGTGGCTGCGGCTAGAGGTATATTAAGCCTCGTAGAAAATACAAGAGAATATCGCTCTGATATGTCGAAGCTTGAGCAGAATACGAAAAATGCCAATCAAGACTTCGACAAAATGAAGGGACATGTGCAGAGCATAACCGGGCTTACGGGAGAGATGGACAGCTCCATCGAGGCTGTGTCGAACCTTATGGCGACGGGTTTTGATGAAAATGGAATTACAAATGCCGTTGATGCTCTATCGGGCGCTGTAATCAAATTCCCGGATACTTTGAAAATAGAAGGCCTTGCAGACGGACTGCAGGAAACTCTGGCTACAGGAAAAGCAGTCGGCACGTTTGCGGAACTTATCGAGCGCATGGGCGGCGACTTGGAAGCATTTGATGCAGAGATGGCCAACGCTACTACGCAAGCGGAAAAGCAGCAGGTCGCTTTAAAATGGCTGGCGGATAGCGGACTATCGGAAGTCAACGAAGCATATAGAGAAGCTAATAAAGGAATGCTTAACGCGGCCGAGGCACAGCTAAAGCTTGATGATTCTATGGCCAGCCTTGCTTCTACTTTCGAGCCGGCAGTAGCCACAATCAAAGGCGGCGTTGCTGATGTACTTAGCAGCCTTGTCGGCATGGCTACCGGGGCTGAGGGTTCCACTGAAGATTTCAAAAAGAATGTTGGAAACTTAGTCCAGGGCATCTTACAGCAGATAGACACGCTTATACCTATGGTGGTAGCTACGGCGGAAGCATTGATACCAGCTCTAATAGATGGGATTGTAACAAGTCTGCCACAGCTTATAGAGGCGGCAATATTATTATTAGATACTCTTATAAATTCGATAATAGAAAATTTGCCTTTGATTATCCAGGCGGCAATTAAGCTAGTCAATATGCTTCTCTTGGGCATTGTACAAAGCCTTCCTTTGATAGTCGACGGAGCGGCTCAAATCATAATTGCTCTAGTATCAGGCATTGCCGGCTCGCTGCCTACTTTAATACCTGCGGTAGTAGAAATGGTACTGACAATCGCACGTGGTTTGGTTGATAACTTACCGCTTTTGGTGAATGCGGCTGTGGAGCTTATCTCCGGACTGTCTTCTGGCCTTATGGATGCTTTACCATTATTGATGGAGCAAGCTCCAGCAATATTACAAAGTTTGGCGGATGGAATAATTCAGGCGCTTCCTATTTTAATTGAAACAGCCTTATCTTTAGTAATGAAACTCGTAGAGTATTTGCTCGACGAGGGCAATCTAAAAATGCTCATTGACTCTGCATTGGAGATAGTCACTGAGCTTGCAACTGGAATTTTATCCGCACTGCCTGTACTTATAAAGCAGGCGCCGGTAATCATAAAATCGTTGATTTCCGGGATTGTCTCGGCTATACCAATGCTCATTGATACAGCAATTGAGCTAGTGATGTCTTTTATAGATTTCTTACTTGATGGTGAAAATATAGGCTTATTAGTTCAGTCGGCGATAGAGATAATTTTTGCACTGATAACTGGCCTGATAGGGGCCATACCCGAATTGATACTTGCGATTCCCAAGATAATTAAAGCCATTATAGATACCTTCTTGGAGACCGACTGGGGAAAGATAGGCTGGGAGATTATCAAGGGTATAGGAGAAGGCATTAAAAATGCAGCGGTAAACCTTTGGGAAACTGTCAAGGAAGTAGCCAGCAGCATTTTCAAAGGATTCACGGATTTCTTCCAAATCAACTCGCCATCTGTACTTATGCAAAACGATGTGGGCAAAATGATAGGGCTTGGCATGGCTGAAGGGATAGAGGATAGCCAAAGAGAAGTAGAGAATGCATGGGGAACGCTTACTAAAAATTTCAACATGAATGCCAATGAATACTCGAATACAACACAGCACAATGACTACTCATCTACCGATAACAGCAGAACAAGCCAGATAACTCTGCAGGTAACTGGAAAAGATGAAGAGCTTGAGTATGAAAGGAAAGCAAACGAAATGCTCAGACGCGTACAAGCAGCGATGGCTTATTAGGATTTTATTATGCAAAAGATAACTTTTACAAACTCTGATAATGAATCCATTACAGTAAAAGCAGCACCTCCGTTTATTCTTCAGAACCTAACGGGGATAGGAAAAGTAAACTCAACGATACTGCCAAACCGTGCATATAACCAAAATGGCACTACTCTTTATGGAGTGGTGCAGGATCCGCGCCCTATAAATTTTAGGGTGTATATAGAAGCAAATGATACTGTCGCGCTTTTACAATATCGTGATGAAGTATTTAAAGTTTTTAATTCTTTGACAGAATTAGGCGAGCTTATATACGAAAATGAGATAGCTAAGTATCGTATAAACTGTGTCGTATTTGACGGGCCTCATGAGGTCATAGATATAAGATCGGATTATACGCAGGCATTTGATATTGGGCTATATTGCCCGAAACCTGACTGGCTGTCATATGTACCCACTCAAATCAAGATGACGGACTTAATCGGCGGATTGAGATTTCCTATAACGTTTCCAATAAGATTCGCGGAGCGCGGTGACGGTGGGCGTGTGGAATACACAGGGCAGAACTCGGCACCTGTACTGCTTGACTTTCGTGTGGCAAGCGGCGGCACTACCATGAGCAACCCGAGAATCGTAAATGAACTTGGAGAGTTTATAGAAATTGAAAAAACTATATCGAGCGGTGAAAAAATATTAGTTAATACGGAGCCTGATATACCATCAATAATGCATGTAGACGCTTTGGGCGTGGAGACAGATATCTGGGACTTGCAAGTATATGGGTCTAATTTTTTTCAATTACATAAAGGATTAAACATTTTCACTTTCACAGCAGAGGGCGGAAGCCCTGAAGTTTATTTGACATATAGCGAACATTACGCGGGGGTTTAAAGAGTATGGAATATAGCGGATTTTATGATGACGTGAATTATGCAAGTGAGATCCACGCAAAAATGATGGAACTGATAGCAGAAGGAGTAGTACCGAATTACTTAAATGAACTTAAAGTAGCTATCGGTACGGGTTTACAGGTAACTATTGACAGCGGTGGATGCATACATGAGGGAAGGTATTATATCCAGGAAGAACCTGCAGATGGTGCAAGCCCCAAGACATTGCCTATAGACGCGGCCAGTTCCGGATATTTAAGGAAAGACAGGACTTATATAGAATGGAATATAAGCACATCAACCGGAGCATTGAAAGTGGAGAAAGGCACGGAAGCGGCGGCCAATCCTACAGCGCCTTCTTTATCGGAATCGTCATCAATAAGAATTTTTAAGCTCGGTATAGTCAATGTAGACGGTGGTACTATAACCGGTATCGAAGATGAGAGGGTTATAGGTGGCGCGCGTACTACACAAAGCTATATAACAGGCGAAATAAAGTGTGTGGCGTTTTTGGGAGAAATCGAAGGCTGGCTTGATTGCGATGGTGGTCTGTCTTCAAGAACTGAAGAGGCAGATTTATTTGCCCGTATAGGAACACTGTATGGAGCAGGGGATGGCTCAACAACATTTGCCCGGCCGGATTTCAGGGAAAGAACACCAGTAGGATATAAAACAGGTAGCGCAGAGTTTGGAACTCTGGGGGCAACACATGGCGTTAAGAAACACCAACTATCCGAAGCTGAACTTCCGGCACATGTTCATGACAATAGCCATAACCATAGTTCTGGTGGTTCACATAATCATAATGGTGATATGAGAGCATTCACAGATATTGGGTCTAATAAAACTATTGCTCCTGGAGGGGACGGAGCAACTCCTGGATATGACGTCGCAAACACTTCTAATCCGGGAGGAGAACATTCGCATAGCTATTCGGGGAATACGGGAAGCGCTGGAAGTAACGAAGAGCATCAAAACATACAGCCTTCAATTGCTGTGAGATGGATAATCAAAACATAGTCAAGGTAAATCATGAAAAAACCATCCATACAAATACTAGATACCGACTTATCTAACAGGCATTCGATATCAGGTTATAATTCATTGGAGTTTACCCGTGCTTGGAATTCGCAGGGATATTTTAAACTTGTAATCAATAAGGCAAATCCTACTGCAAAGTATCTGGCCACTGATAAGATATTATATATAGACGAGAAGAGAATAGGGTATATAAAAAAGCGGAACTTTAGCGAAAAAGATAATAAGGCAAACGCTTTAATAATCATCGAAGGCGTGGAGCTTAAAGATGAGCTTGCGAGGATTACGTATCCGGCTGCCGGACAAACTACGGATAGTTACGATAACGAATACACCGAAACCATAGTAAAGTCTCTGATTAATAAAAATGCAGGGGCAAGTGCTGCAGATGTTTTAAGGCGCATTCCTAATCTTGAAATATCATCAGATAACAACCGTGGTCCACAAGTTTTTTTTTCCACAAGGTATAAGGATCTGATAAGCGAGATATATAAGCTTTTGGTTGCCGCGCTCATGGGTTTGAGATGCAGTATTGATTTTAACGATTTAAAGATTATATTCGATGTGGCGGAAGGAAACGATAAAAAAGCTGTCCCAGGAGTATCTGCCGGTGTTGTTTTATCTGTCGATTTAAAAACGGCAGATGAAGTAGAAGCTATAGAAGATAAATCAGGATATCGAAATGTAGCAATCGCGGCGGGTCTTGGTTCTGGTACTGAACGAACAATATCTGAGGTCGGTGATACTGATAAATCCGGATACGGCCGCAGTGAAACTTTTTTGGATGCGCGCGATATTGCATCTGATACTGAGCTTTCCGAGCGCGGCAATCAAAGGCTAGCCGAAACTAAGATAGTTAAGGGCAAGACAATAAAGTTCAATGAGGTAGGTCCCAGAAAGCTCGATGAAGCATTTACACTTGGTGATTTTATAACGGCCGAAGTTGAGGGCATATATGAAGATGCACAGGTAATAAAAATAACAGAAGTTTATGCAGGAGTCGCTGCACCTGATGTCAGTCTTGTTCTCGACTTTGATTATATGGATTCATTGGCTAAAAGCTTCAAAGTCAATAATGAGAATAATAAAAATGTGGTAGCGAGTGACAGTCCTAGCGGCGGTGGCTCCTCCACCTTCATAGAACAAAGCGATACTCCGGCTACTTATACCGGACAAGCAAAAAAGATACCGCGAGTAAATGCCGCAGTCGATGCACTAGAGTTTAAAGACTTAGGCGAGATAATAAATGATGCTACAGCAAAGACTATACCAGCGGACGCCGATACTATAGGATTATCTGACAGTGCAGATTCTAATAAAATAAAAAAGTTTAGCTGGGCAGATTATTTAGTTGCTACTATGTCATGGCTTAATGAGCGAGGCTTTTGTATATTTGAAACCTTAACCGCTAACCGCACTTATTATACAAAGCCGGGAAGCGGACCGGTAACTGGAAGCGGAACCCTTGCAGACCCTTTCACTGGAAGCGATGTAATACAATACGTACTTGATATTATCGGAGCGTTAAATATTTCTACTTTTAATATAACGGTTGATTTATGGAGTGCTACGGGTACAGGAACGGTAACTTATGTGCTGACAACCGGACATGTTTTAAAATCAGCGATAGGCTCTGGAATCATCTATATAATTGGAAATTCCAGCAATCAGGACAGTGTGGTGCTTGATGTTAATGGTAATACTGGTATTAATAACACACCGTTAGGACAAACATTTGTACTGAAAAATTTCCAAATGTATGACGCCGCGACTACTGAATACGGATTGTTAATGTCCAATTACGGATATATAGAACTGGACGGCATACACTTCAATGGTATAAAATACCCGGCAAGGGCGGCCATTAACGGCGCGAGAATAGGAGTATTCAACAGGGACAACGCGACAAAGATAACGGGTTCTCCGAGCTTTTGCTTTTGGGTCAACCCTCAAGGAGAGTTGTTTATATCAGATGGTACACTAGACACAACGGCATTAATTTCTTTTAATTATTTTTATTTAGCAGAAAATCTTGGTTTGATAAGAATGTCAAACAGCACTAATTATACAACAACAGCGATACCGGGACAAAAGTGGTATGTATTGGGGAATGCTGTATTAGATGTAAATGCAAATACCGTTCCAGGCAACACGGCAGGCGTACCGGCAATAGGCACGTCGCCATATGGCGGGCAAGTGAGATAGAAAGGAGTATGGTATGGGTTTTTACAATGAAGAAATAAGAGTTGCAATGACAAGAATAGGTGAGGCTGCAGACTCGTGGGAGGAAACTCCGGAAGGCATAAGCCGTAGTATAAAGGATTGTGAGTTTATTTTAACGGAACTCGAAAAGATAAAGGAGACTTTTTAATGGACTACGGAAACATATTACTTGGGGCAGCGGCGATTATATCAGCATCTGCAGCATTATTTGCAAATATCAACAAGCGGAAGCAGCAACCGATAGAAAAGCTGTGCAAGGATTTATCAGAGCTTAAAGAGGACATCTGCGTAATAAAACAGGCTAGTTTTTTCTCTTTGCAGGCGCATGTGGAGCAAGGCGCGAACGGCGATGTGAAAAAAGCATATGAGAAACTAAAGGGTTCTGTATTTAAGGACTAATTTGTAAAAACAAACTACAAGCCGCGAGGCTTGTTTTATTATGCATAAAAAAAAGGAGAATCATTATGGAAAACTTTTTGACACCGGATTTACTGATTGCCCTGGGCGCGCTCGTGGTGGCGCTTATAGGTGGACTGACTGCATGGATAAAGGTGAAGATGCAGAAGAAAGCCGACCTTGAGATTGCGGCGGCGCAGACGGAGGCTGAGATAAAGCAATTAGAGAAGCGAAAGAAGTATATAGGGCTGGCTCGTGAGATGATTGTGGACATCGTACGGAGCCTACAGGAGACAAATGTAAAGGCCATGAAGGAAGCCAATGGGGGCACTCTTACGCCGCAGGATATAGACAAGTTAAGATTTGAAATGATTAAGACGCTCAAGGTAATGCTGCCTAAAGAAATATTAAAATTTTTGGAGGAGACATCGGAGGACTTCGAAGGACTTGTGCAAGTACTTGTAGACGGCGCGATATTTTTGCTTAAAAGCGGATTTTTCGTATCAGAAGATAATATGAAAGCGGCGGAGATAGCAGCGGAAGGAGAGTGATCCAATGTCTGTCGTTGATAAGTTCATTGAGTTAGGACTCTCGCATGTGGGCGGTGGATACGTGTACGGCACGAACGGTGATATTTTAACCGAAGCGTTATTGCAAAACAGGATGCGTCTTTTGGATCCGCTGCAGACAGGTTCATTCCGTCCTAAATATATGGCCCATATACGCAAAAACTACATGGGTAAATATGTTGCTGACTGCTCCGGGCTTATAGTCAGCATTTGCCGCGATTTGGGTCTTGATAAAAGTGACTATTCAGCGAGCCGTTTATATTACTATCAGTGCGACCGAAAACCGATATCCGAAATCGAGCGCGGTGACCTGGTATTTAAAAAGAACAGCACTTCCGGGAAAGTATATCATGTAGGTATCTACTTGGGAGACAATGAAGTGCTCGAAGCACAGGGCACGATGTACGGCATTCGCGTAAATAAGCTTAGTTCATCGTGGACGCTTGCGGGCAGGCTCAAGGTTTTTGGAAATGCTAAGGCAGAGCCGGCCGAGCCTGAAAAGCCATACACGGGGATATACGAGGTCAACATAAAAGATACGCCTGATAACTACCTGAATATAAGAGATACACCATCCGGACATCTGGTTGCGCGCCTGGCGCCACATGATTTTATAAAGGGGTTGGGGCAGTCAGAGTATAAAGATGGGCTTATGTGGGTAAAGGTAGAGCCTTACAATCTAGCGGACGCTACAGGCTGGGTCGCAGAAAAATATCTAAAGAGGATTGATGAGCTCCCGGCGCATGTGGCCGATGCTTTGCGGCAAAATAATTAATAAATGCAACATGCATGCAACACAAGAGAATATAATCGGTTATAATGATACATATATCAAAT